TGCCATCGCCCTCGGCTCTTAGCTCAAAGTCAGCGTCAAAGTTTCTGGTTTCTTGCTTCATGTTTGCTCTCTCTTGCTCGGCTTCTAGTCTAGTCTTTACACCTTCTGCATAAGCCATCGCTCGTCTTGCAGATCGCTTAGTTGTTCCGCCACCCCATAGAGCCATTGCAACAACTCCGGGTGATGGGAAGTTTTCCGATGAGGGGTTGGCGTCAGGTGAGTCAAGGTCTCCCAAGTGTCTTGCAATCCAAGCTGCAATGCGAACCCACTTGTCTGCCGAGACATTGCCCTCAGCCATTGAGCGAGCTTCTCTGATTGTGCGATCAACTAATCCGTCACCGCCAAGCCCTTCGGCATACCATTGCAAACCTCTGCGAGCAGATGCTCTCATGTAGGCAGGTGCGGTCAAGTCAACCTGACGAACCTCGTCATCGTCTTCATCGTCTTCTGGCTCATCCATTGGCTCTGGTAGTGGGTCAATCTTTGTTAGCGTTGAGAACTTGTGTGCAACATAAACATCGGTGTCATCCCAACCGCCCTCAACTCGTTGGTAAACCTGAATCAAAGCAGCAGGGTCATCGGGAGTGCCTGTGATTGTAAATGACGAGTCGGGGACATTTATTGTTCCGTCTCGCTCAATCTGGACAATCTCGCCTCTGGCTCGACCTCCTGATGTATTCCAAGAAACATAATCGCCAACCTCAAGCTCAGTTGGTCTGGCCCTCTCTCCACCGGGTTCAATGCCCTCAGAGATTGAAACAGCAACCATCTGGTCAATGGCATCTTGCTTGGTTGTGTGACAACCGATTACTTCGCCGTCTTCTTTTATTGTTGCCCAACCTGAGCAGTCAGGCGATTGGTCGGTTATAAAGTATGGCATTAGCCGAGCCTCGCATTCACAGTTATTGTTCCCCCTAGTGCAACCGCTGTTCCGTTTATTGTGATACCACCTGCGGTTGTGTCGATGCTGATCGTCTGAGTTTCAGCGTTGTAAACAATCGGCGATGTTGCAGCTACAACTCCAGAAGGTCCTTGCGGTCCTGTCGCTCCCGTTGCGCCCTGCGGTCCTGTCTCGCCTTGGATTCCTTGCGGTCCCTGAGGTCCAGTTGATCCGGTTGGTCCAGCAGGTCCAGCCTCTCCTTGAATACCCTGTGGGCCTTGTGCGCCAGTTGCGCCAGTAGCACCAGTAGGGCCAGCCGGACCAGTATCTCCTGTGTCACCCTTATCGCCTTTGTCACCCTTGAGTCCCTGAATACCTTGCTCACCCTGAATGCCTTGCGGACCTTGTGGTCCGGTTGCTCCCGTAGCTCCCGCTGGTCCCGTGTCCCCTGTGTCACCTTTATCACCCTTGTCACCCTTTACACCTTGAATACCCTGCGGGCCTGTTGCACCTGTAGCTCCAGTCGCTCCGGTGTCTCCCTTGTCACCTTTCGGTAAAACAAAGTTTAGAGTCTGTGATGGTGCTGTGCCTGTCACTGTTACGGCTGCTGCTGTTCCGCTAGTAACTGTTCCAACCGATAGAACTGTTGGCTGCCCTAAGACTGTCTCATTCACCCAGAGATTAGTTGCGGTGTCATAAACAAGTGACTGTCCGTCAGTCGGGCTTGTGATTTTGACATTGTGCAATTCTTCTAACTCATAGCCGTTCTGAATGTTGACATAAATGACGCCGTTGTTTTGATTTTGCCTAACGCAATAACCAATAAAGACAGCATTGTTAGGTGCGGTTGGCTTTGTCGAAGTTAGACCACCGGGAACTGTCGGCGAAAGCCAGACCGCTGCACCCTCGGTTAGTGCCAGAGTGTTTATGTTGCGAACAAGTCCAAAAGTTGCAGCGAACCCCTTGCTTCCTCCGCTGATGGTCTCTGCCATGACAGCGATGGTTTTAGAGCTTGCGGCTTCGGTGTTTCCCTGTGCGTAAGCGACAAGTTTGTTATTGCCGTCTGATCCTGTGACATAGACAGCCTTGCCCTTAGTGCGTTCGCTACCATCCGAAGACTTTGCCAAGATGAATAGTTCTTGTCCGACATTCTGATTGACAGTCGGGGTCATGCCAAGCTCTAGGGTTTTGTCTGCGTCATTCCAGCCAATGCGACCAACTGCTATAGAAGGAACGGCATTGACATTGAACTGGATGTAAGCAGGCTCAGCGATTGCGGTTGCGCCGATGATGTTGTCTACAAGTGTGGCTTGGTTCTGATTGACAGTTGCGCTGAATGTTCCGCTAGTGGTTATGGTTGCGGTATTCGGTGCAGTGACTTGAACAATGCTTGTGCCACTTGTGACTGTGATTACGCTCAACGAGTTACCTCTGGGTCAACATTGAAGTTGCCTTCTAGTAGGCGAGTGACATAACCTCCCGATGTCACTAGCTCAAGGTCATAGACATAAGGGCCAGAGGGAACGCCTGCGGTTGTTGCAGCGGAGATGTCTAAGAGAATTGAGCCGGCAGTTCCGCCGAGTGTGATGCCAGTTCCAGAAGTCAGGCTGATGACGGCATTTGTTGAGTCATAAGTTTCTCTTACCTGCATCCTTGCCGAGTAGCCAGTCAGGTTGACGGCTGTTCCGTTCAAAGTCCATGTCAGGTTGTAATCAAAAGATGCGCCTTGCCAGCAGTTTAGGTTTAGCGTTGCAGGTGCTTGCATTATCCCTCCGGATAGACAGAAGTTGGGTCGGCTGGGTTGATCTGTGCGACACCCTGAAGCTGAACGCTTGGAACGCCTGTGTGTGCGATCGGTGGCAAGCCCATAGCTGCCAAAGTCTCAGCAGGGTCAAAACCTGAGTTGATTAGTCGCTGAGCCATGATGACACGCTTGTCGGTTGCAGACAGGTCAGCTGCGTCAATGTTGACATTCGCAAGTGGCACTCTGAGGATGTCACCGCCGTCAATCTTTGACAGGCCTTCTGCGACACGAGCGTCATTGGTTGTCAGGATTCCAGCTTGGATACCCTGCGAGTAAGCAGAGAAGCGAGATTGTGCATCACCTCGGAGCAGGCTGTTCATGTTGAACTCAACAAATGCGCCCTGTCCGTTTGGATAGACCTGAAGCAGGGTCGAGAGCGAGTTCTCAATGATTGCAACATAGGGTCTGAGAGTGTGGGTTACGAACTCAATGGAGGTCTGCTCAATGCTTGAGTAGGTGTTAGTTCCGGGCAGGTTCATCAGGTGCGATGGGATGTTCCAAATTCGGCAGAGGTCTTCGATAAACATTCTGCGTGAGTCGAGAAGCTGTGATTCTTCTGGATTGATGCCAATGTCTTTGATGTCAAGACCTGAGTGAAGAACGATTGTCTTGTGGGCTTTTCTCCAACCGCCATGGCGAGCGTCAACCGACTTCGCCAAAGCCTTCGCCTGATCCTCGGTGAGCGACTGAGGAGTTACCAGTGCGTAGTTGCCCGATGCACCTTGTCCAAAGAATCGCTGTGCGTATGAGTCAAGAGCAAGTCCTAGACCGAGAGCGTCTTTCATTGCCTCAACTCTTGACACGCCTCGGATTCCGCCGGGTCGCATCACTGATTCGACAATGTGCAGGATTTCGTCAGATGTGTAAGTCTTCTGGTCTTCCTCGTAAGTAAACATCACTCGACCATTGCGGTTGCGCTTGACTTCAATCTTGGTCGGGTTCAAAACCATCAGGTTGATTGGGAAACCTTCTTCGTCTCTGAAGACTCGAACGAAAGCGTTTCCGTCAAGCATTAGGGAAGCGATGATTGAGCTGATGAATGGAGTGCGGTCAACGAAAGAAATGTCAGGCCTGTTCACCCAGTCAGGCTTTGGCCTCATCAGAAGTTTCTGTCCGTCTCTGCGAACCCAAGCATCCATCGGCAGGGTTGAGATTGTTCCAGCGATCAGCGAGATGGCAGCCGACACGCCTGCGAGTTTGTAGACATTATCTTCGTCAATGAAAGTGCCTGAGTTGTTCTGAAGCTCAAAGTCAAGACCAGCACCCCAAAGGCTGTTAGGGGTTACTGCTCGCTTCTCGAAAATGTTTCCTAGCATCAACGCCTCTCAATAGCTATGCCGAAGAGGATGGAGAACGCTCCACCGACAATGATTCCCGCAGGGATAAAAATAAGACCAACCCCGACACTTATGGCAATTGCCCCTGCAACCTGTAGAGCTGTGACCAATTTAGAAGACATAGACACCCGGAGTTAGTTGTTCGGGTTCTATTCTAACCTGTAAGGCTCTATCTACTGCTATCACCGCTGCGACTGCTGCGTCAATACGGCGTGATGATGCTCTGTTTTCTTTCACTATCCTGACTCCTAGATTGTCGGTTTTTACTACTGCGTTTGAGAGATGGCGAGCCAGTAGCGGGTCTCCATCATGTCTGAGCTTCTTGTCAACTACAGCGTCAAAGAACTTGGCGCAAGCTGGGACCATGCGCCTTGCGTTAGTGGATGGATACTCAACGATTGGGTAGCCTTCTTCAGCGAGAACTTGCATTGACCTTTGCCAGCGGTAAGGGTCGCAGACTATCTCTTTGACTTTGGGGTTGGCGGTGACAAACTCTCGAATCTTGTTCTCGACCTGAAGGATGTCAACTCGCCAAGTAGCGTCATGAATGTTCGGGTCTTTCTCCCATGCCTGAATCATAAACACTTGCGGTTCGTCTTCGACTGTTGCACCGACTAGGACTGTTGAGTCACCTGAGAACGAGCCGTCAAAGCCAATGATGTATTCCTTGTCTGTCAGGTCGAGCGGTGCTTCACAGGCTTCCCAAGAACCTGACGGCAGCCATGAGACCGCAGACGATACCCATTGCCCGCAACGCTTGGTGCGAAACTCTGGCTCAGGTGTTCGCCTGACTGCGGATTCAAAATCTTCTGCTGAACAGATGTCTCCGTAGCCGGGGTTTGAGATGCGCCAAGTCTCAGGTTGTGTGTGGTCAGCTTCGGCAGGTGCTTCCCAACTTGCCATGAAGAAAGTCGGGTCTTCTACTTCACCCCTAGCAACCTTCTGCCCATACTGATAGAGCGTGTATGCGATTGAGTCTTGCCCTGTGGTGTCGGTGCGAACGCCGGGTGTGGTGATGGCAATGAGCGTTGCTAAGCGACCTCTTGCACCCATAGCCAAAGACATAACATCAAACAGTTCTCGATTGGGCTGAGCGTGAAGCTCGTCAAAGATTACAGCCGATGGGTTTAGACCTTCTTTGGAGTAAGCCTCGGCAGAGAGAACTCGATAGACCGATCCGTTGGCAGGTAGCTCGATGGCGTCTCGGTAAAGTTTGGTTAGCTTTGAGAGTTCTTCGCTTGCCTCAATCATTCGCTTAGCGTCTTGGAAGACAATGCGAGCCTGTTCCTTTTCGGCTGCGACTGAATAGACTTCTGCTCCCCTGACTCCGAGAATCAGAGAGTAAAGACCGAAGATAGAACCAAGCGCAGACTTGCCGTTCTTTCTAGGCATCAGAATCAGGTTTATGGCGTGGCGGTAGAGGCCATCTTGTCCTGCGAAGACATGGCGGATTAGTTCCTTCTGCCAATCTCGCAGGTGTAACTGTTCGCCTGCTCTGCCGGCAATTGAGTCTTTGGTTACAACGCCAAAGGCTTCGGCAAAGTCAATGACAAATTCCCCTTCACCTGATTCAATCAGATTTTGGGGGACTGGTGTCAGCCACTGTGGAGGCC